GCAGGTCGAACCACATGCCGTGCCGGCGGGCGACGATGGTGTTGTCGCGGCCACCCATGGCGACGTCGACGCCGACCGAGTCCATCGGCGGCAGCTTGCCCGGCTTCGACCAGCGGGCCATGGCCAACTCCACCCACCGCGTCGGGATGACCTGGTAGGGGTCGTCTTCGACGCCGGCGTCGAAGTCTCCGTACAGCATCTGACTGCGCAGCGGCTCAGGCAGGCTTTGCAGCTGCGCCATGTAACCCGTTTTCAGCAGGTACGGGTTGTCCGAGATCCTCGACGGGATGAACGTGCGCGACTGCGGCACGATCGTCTCGCCGTTGTGCTCGAAGGCGCGTCCGCTCTCCACCTCGACGTCGGCTCCGTCCACCACGGCGAACCACCGCAGCTCGCCGGGTTGCGCCGGTCGCGGGTGCGTGCGGTCGAGCCACGGCGCGAAGAACTTCGTCACCCACCGGCCCTCGGCTGAGGTCGGCGGGTTGAACGTCAGGAGGACGCGGGCTGGTTGATTTTCGTCGGTGGTGCGCAGCCAGCCCATGAGGAACCGGACGGCCTGCTCGCGCATGTTGCTGGCCTCGTCGAACACGATCAGATCATGGGGCCGCCCCTGGTACTTGCGTTCCTCGCCGGGCGCCGGAAACGAGCCGAACTCGATCTGCACGTCCTTGCCGTCGTAGCGCTTCAACCTCCAGATGCGCTCGGCGCCGTTGTACCCGTCCCTGCTGCCCAGCACCTCGGCGATGTAGTCGCAGATGCCGACGAGCTCGGTGCCGTTCTGCCGGAAGATCGCGACGCGCTGGTGCTTGGTCAGCGCCAGGCCGACGGCGAGCGCGCTCTTGCCTCCGCCGGCCGCGCCGCCGAAGCCGACGATGGTCGCCTCGCTCACGTAGCCCTGTGTCTGCGGGCCAGGGAGCGGCGTCCACGGCTTGCGCGTCGCGGCGAGCAGTCTCGCGACCTCGGCGCGCTCGTCGTCGCTCAGGTAGGCGAGCAGTTCGTCCGGCGGGGCCACGTCACGTCGCCGGCGCAGGCGGCGGCAACTCGCCCGCCGCCTTGCGCGCCTCGGCGACGGCGAGCAGGGCCTTGATCTGCCGCGCCGCGTCGGCGTCTGTCACCGTGCCCTGGTGCTCGACAACGATCGGGTCAGGGTCGGTCAGGCGGTCGACAAGCAGCTTCGCTGCGCTCACATCGCCGGCGAGCGCGCGCTGCACCATCGCCTGCAGCACCTCGTAGAGCTTCGCGCGCAAGTCGATCCCATCGCGCGCGGCGCCCTCGAGCGCGACGGTGTAGATGTCGGGCTTCTTCGCCCGACCAGGGCCGCCTGGGTTGCCGAAGGTGAAGCGACCTTTCTCGTCGCGGCCCCCGACAGGTGCCGACACATTCGGATCGCTCATGCCGTCACCTCGACCCACACAGATGGCACGACGTTGCGCCTGCGGTAGGAAACGATGTCACGCACCGTGTAGACGCGCAGGCCGAGCATGCGCGCGATGCGCCGGTAGCCGAGGCCCGATTCCTCGTGGAGTGTGCGCATCGTCTCGACGAGCTCGTCGCTGATCGTGCTGCGGTGGTGGTGTTGGCCGCAGCGAATGTTGGCGTCGCTGAGTCCGACCTTCACGTCGTCGACTCCTGGCAGCCGGCGCAGACGTAGACGCTGCTGCCGTTGGGCCGCGCCAGCTTCCACAGATCGGTCAGCCGGTGCGTGGCGCCGCAGGCGTCGCAGGTGGTGGGCTCGGCGAGTGGCATCAGTAGTCAGTAGAGCGCCAGCACAGTGGCCGTGGTGCCCTGCCGCACGCGCGAAGCGGCGAGCGGCAGGATCGTGTTGGCTGCGACGCCCGTCAGCTGGATTCGATTCCCGGCGGTGTCGTGGATGTCCACGGCCCCCGTCGCGGTCACGAGCAGCCCGGTGGTGACGCCACCGGGCAGGTCGACGCTGTCGGACGGAGTCACTGCGACACCAATCCGGTACGACGCGGGTAGATCGAATCTGCGACTCATGCCCCCCACCGTAGACCGCCGCGCGCACGGTATGCACCCCGCCCTTGGCGTCCGCCCTTGGCGTGCAGGGAAAGATTCCCTACATGACAACAGTTGACAACTGCCGACAACTCGCTACTGTCCGCGAACGACTGAACGACAGCTACATCACTACCATGACCAACCTCGCCCCGCACGTCTCGCAGATCCTGTCCACCCTCGGCCTCGGCCACGTCGGCGTCCACCACGACGAAGGAAGCACCTGGGTGACCGGCGCCCTCCTGCCCGCCGCCGACGCCCGTCGCGCCGTCGAGGCGCTGCGCGCCGCCGGCTACGTCGCCGACGATGCGCGCGACGCGCTCGCCGCCGGGTTCTGGGTCTACGTGTCGCCCGACCTGGTCGCAGTCCGCGCGTACGTCGACGACGCCGGCGACCTGATGGTCGAGCTCCCCGAGCAGCGCGGCTGCGTCGAGGTGCGCGAAGCGACGCGCGATGAACGTGACGAGTCGGAGTACGCTGCCGACGGATGGATCGAGGCCCGAGTCGCACGGCGCCTGCTCGTCGCGGTCGGCTACCTGCCGGCGGAGGTCTGACCCATGACCCTGCAAGCTTCCTACACGATCCAGTTCGCTGGTGACCTCGCCGACCGCCTGACTGCCATCGGCTACAGCGTGACCGGCCAGAGCGTCGGCGCGGCCAGCCGCAGCGAGGCGCTGCGCCTTGTGCGCTCGGTGCTCGGCGACGCCATCGTCACCTTCCGCACCGACGACGGCGACGGCGACGTCACCTACTGCTACCGGGACCGTGAGGCTTCGGACGGTGACGACACCGGCGCAGCCGCGCAGGCGGTCGTGTCGTACGTCGAGGCCGAGGAGGTCTGACCGTGGCGCCCATCACCGATGCCGGCGCCCTTCGCGACCGCCTCTCCGACCTGACCGGCATCCGCGAGCTGACCCTGCAGCACGCTCGCGATGCGATGCATCTGCGCGGGTGGCTGCGGTACGAAGCGCTGACCGACGAGCAGCTCGGCCTGCTGGCCGACGATCTTCTGTCCGGCTGGGTGTTCGAGTAGGAGCCGCTAGGACTCGATCCTAGCCCCGATCGGTTGCGGCATGCCCGGTGCATGCCCCCACCTGCCGATCCACGATCCTGCGCCGCGCTAGGCGCGTCCGTCGCGCCATCCAGCCGCCTTCAGTTCGGCGAGCACGTAGCCCAGCGGGTAGCGAGCTAGTGCGGCGATGCCGGCGTCGACCGTGACTCGCACGCGCGATCCGTCGCGGCGCCGCTGCACCGCCACGATCGTCTGCGCGCCCTCGACGTAGGCCGCCCTCCATCCGTAGTGCGACATCGTCTTGTTGACGGCTCCTACCAGCTCGATGATGCCCGCGTCGTCCATACGCTACTCCGAATCTCGGCGCGCTCGCCGAAGGGAAGGAAGGTTAGAGATGGAGAGAAGTAGTAGATGTAAGTATAGTAATAGTAAGTAATAATAACTACTATACTCTTCCTTCCTTCCTTCCCAGGGCACACCGATTCCCACCAGGGACCCCCAGGGAAGGAAGGAAGGAAGGAAGGAAGCCGACTAGGCCGGCTGCGCCGACACGTAGGCCAGTCGAGGACGGCCGGCGGTCTGCGACGAGTGGCGTGCGACGTCGCCCTGCAGCTCGAGGCTCGCGAGCACGTCCTTGAGGTCGCGCGAGCGCAGCCACCGGAACTGGCGCAGCACCTCGCCCGACGTCAGGCCCGTGGCGCCGGCGGCGCGGATCGCCCGCAGCACGGCCTTGAGGGAGCGCTCGTAGTCGTTCTCGGCGATGCGGTCGGAGGCGGCGAGCATGGTGCGTTCCGTCGACCATACCACAAACTGGGTGGCCCAGTCTACGTCCCCGGTCGTGATCGCGCGCGTCGGGTCGTCGCAGACAGAACGGAGCAGCGCCAGCTTCGCGACGTGCTCGCCCGCCCGCACCCACAGGTCGGCAAACTCGTTGCCTTCCTTCCGCCCCTGCTTGATGCGCTCGTCGTAGCCCTTGAGCAACTCGTGCCAGCACTCCTCGGCGGCCGGCTCCCAAGGGATCGTGCGGCAGCCGGTGTCGACGCCGTAGCCGGAGCTGCGTCCGGCGAGGTTGCCGGCGGGGCGCGTCGCGTTGTCGAGCGCTTGCAGCCTCTGCACTAGCCCCGACGGCGGCACGACGCGCCCGATGCGGTTGCGTTCGGGCATCTGGTCGTCCACCCACATCAGCAGCATGCGGTTGAGGAAGCCGTCGGCGACGCCGCCGCGCCCCATCGCCGCGAACGCCTCGGCCGGCACGCCCGTGCCGTAGACGCACAGGTGCGGCTCGAACATCGGGTCGTGGTCGTGCATCTTCCGATCCGCGTAGGCGACAGCCTGCCACGTCGAGCCCGCCGAGCTGAAGCACTCGAGCATGTACCTGCGGATGTTCTGCAGGTGGGCAGGGGCGCGTTCGCCGGACATCTGGGACAGCAGCTTCGCGAACTCGTCGATGTAGCAGCAGTGGGCAGGGGCGTGCTTCAGCGCACCGCGCAGGCCGGCAGCCGACGCCCACTCAGACGGCCCGACGAGCGTGTGCAGCCCGGCGGCGACGAGCAGCTGCGACGGCAGCTTGAGCGCCGCGTCCTTGCCGCACCCCGTCTCGCCGATGCCAAGGACGTAGAAGTTGGTGCGCAGGTTGGTCGAGGTGGCGACGCGGCGACCGACGACGGCGCCGAGTGTGGCGATCGTGCTGCCCAGCACCAGCGCAGGCTGCCGCTTCATGCTGTGCTCGAGGACCCAGCGCGCGACGTCGCCGAGCAGGCCGGGGCACTCCTCGAGCAGCCGCAGCGGGAAAGGCTCGGGAGCCTGGTGCGGTGTGTCCTGCGCCGGCGATGGCTCGGCGGCGTCCACGAGATCCACCTCCGCAGCCACGGCCTCGTCGACGCTCGGCGTCCATCCAGCCTGCTCGGCCAGCCAGAACAGCGTGCGGATCGCCACCTCGGTGCCGTCGTGCCGCCACTGGCGCAGGCTCGCCCACTGCCTCCGCTGCACCTGCTCGTCGTACTTCGGCGACTTGCTGCTCCACTCGCACCACAGCTGGTACGCCTCGTCGCCGGCGCCGGTGTTGCGCAACGCCATGCCGACGCGGATCCAGGTGTCGCGTGGGTCGGGGTCGATGTGCTCGAGCGCGTCGACGACGAGCCTGCGCATCTCGGGGATGAGCGGCACGACGTCGCCGTCCTCGCCGCCCCGCGCCACCGAGCCGGCGGGCGTGACGCGCGATCTGCACAGCAGCGAGCGCACCCACGGCGGCATCTCGCACAGGTCGCTCGGGTCGAACGGGTCTCCCTCGATCCACTCTCGTCCGCCAGCGCCCTCGAGCTCGGGCGCGAGGATGTAGCCGCCCTCGGCGCGGACGTCGATGCCACTGTCCGGCAGCACGTCGGTCCTGCACCCGATCGCCGGCGAAGGCATCGCGTAGACTAGGTGCCTGCCGCTCCGCGGCGTAGACGCGACGAGGCCGCACCCGTGCCGGCCGTGGTCGTCGACGAGCGCGTGCCATGTCCGCACGCCGTCCTTGCCCTTGCCGACGTCGAGGTCGACGACGGCGATGCCGGCGGCGCCGCACGCGATTCCGATCTGCGCGTCGGGCCAGGATCCCCACCAGTCGCGCACGCGGGCCTCGTCGCACGACGCGGCATGGAAGCCGCTCGCGATGAGCGGCTGCTTGTTCATGCCACACGGAAACACCGGCCACCCGCGCCTAGCGTAGGCCAGCGCGCTCTCGAGCTTCGTCATCGTCCTCTCCTCTCAGAATGGTACGTCGGCCAGGTCAGCAGCTGTTGCGGTGCGAGGGGCTTCGTCGGGCTCCCACTCCCCCGGCTCGGATTGCGCGCGCACCGACAGCACGCTTGGCCACTCGCCGGCGAAGTCGACGGTGACTCCGATCGTCGGTGCGATCTGCTGCTCCCTGCAGATCGCCTCGGCTGCGGTCGTCGGCTCCGGCGCGATGCCGCCGTGCTGGCGCCACCACGACGCGGCCTTGCGCCACGGCAGGCTACCCTCGTCGTGGCCAAAGCACAGCCACTGCGAGACGCGCGTCAGGCCGCAGTGGTAGTCCACGCGCAGCGTGACTCGCTTGTGGACATCGCGCGGCACGTGTAGGCGCAGTTCGCGCCGGCTCACGGTCAGCTTGCGGACGTCCTTCGTCTTCCGCTCGGCCTTCAGCGCGACGGCCGACTCGTCGGCTCGCTCGTCGTGACGCACTGACGGAACCTCGGGGAACGGCGACCCGCACTCGGGGCACTCGCGCGCCGCTGCAGCAACGACGGCCTGGCACGACTTGCACGTCTTGACCGGAGCCTCGCCGCCGCCCTGACCTGGCTTGCGCACGCGCACATCATCAATCGGGCCGTGGCGGTAGAAGTTGCCGCCGAAGTCGAGCACCAGGCAGTCGGTTTTGCCGTCCGCCGTCCTCAGGCCGCGGCCCACCATCTGGACGAACAGCCCCGGCGACAGCGTCGGACGCAGGACGCCGATCAGGTCGACGTGCGGCACGTCGAAGCCGGTCGTGAAGACGCCGACGTTGACCAAGCACCGCAGAGTTCGCTCCTTGTAGCTCGCGACGATGCGGTCGCGCTCGTCCCTCGGCGTCGCGGCCACCACCATCTCCGTCTCGACTCCGGCCGCGCGCAGGCGCTCGACGAGCATGCCGGCGTGCCGGACGCCGCACGCGAAGACCAGCCACGCCTTGCGGTCGCCGCCCTTGGCGAGCAGCTCGGCGACGGCGGCATCGACGACGAGGCCGTCCATCGCCGCGGCCTCGAGCGCCGCGGCCTGGAACTCGCCGTTCTGGATCCGCACGCCGCCGGTGTCGATCTCGCCCGACGCCGGCGCGCGGCTGCGGATCCTGCTCAGGTAGCCGGCGTCGATCAGGTCTTGCACCTCCACCTCGTGCGCGATGCCGCCGAACATGGCGTCCTCGCCCTCGTCGAGCCGCCCGCTGTCGAGTCGGTAGGGCGTCGCGGTCAGACCGATCATCTTGCAGTCGGCGTTCATCGAGCGCATGTCCTGCAGCAGTCGCAGGTACTGGCCGTCGCCGCTGCGCGGGATGCGGTGCGCCTCGTCGACGAGGATCAGATCGCACCAGCCGATCCTCGCGGCCTTGCTCCAGACGCTCTGGATGCCGGCGAACAGGATGCGAGCGTCGTGCTCGCGGCGCCCGATGCCGGCCGAGTAGATGCCGGCCGGAGCCTCAGGCCACAGGCGCAGCATTTGGTCATGGTTCTGCTGCACGAGCTCCTTGACGTGCGTCACGACGAGGATGCGCTGGCCGGGCCACTGCTCCATCACCTGCTGGCAGAACGCCGCGATCACGAGCGACTTGCCGGCGCCTGTGGGCAGGACGAGCAGCGGATTGTCGGCGCGCTCGCCGAACCACCGATAGATCGCCGCGACAGATTCCTGTTGGTAGTCACGTAGCTGTAGTGTCATCGCCTTTGTCCTCTGTTGCCTTCACGGCCTCAATGCGCGCTCGGATGTCGGCTCGGTCCCACGACGTCGAGGCGCGCTCGAGCTCATCGTACAGCGCCAGCAGCCTGCTCGTCCGCATGGCATCGTCGTGCGACTTGTCGCCTGAGCTGTTGCGCGCGCGTGCCGTCTTCTCGCACGGCGTGCTGCAGTAGCCCCACGTGCCTGAGTGTGGGAGCGGTCGCTTGCACGTCGCGCACGTGCGCGGCCGCAGCGCAGCTCGGCGCAGCGACTCCAGCTTGCGCAGGTTGCGGCACAGCCGGCAGAATCTGCGCGCGGCGTTGGGGTCGTAGCCGATTGCGTTCTCCGCGGTCAGATCGTGCCCGCGCTTGCACTTGTCGCCCCAGGTCACTGTCCTCCCCTCCCGATGTCGATCACGGTGAAGGCTGCCAACTGCTGGCTGACGTAGTCCGCCAACTGCGTCGGCATGGCCATGATCGACAGCCCCGCCACGCCGTCCTTGGTCGCGGCCTCGATGTCGATGCGACCGATGTTGTTGCGCTCGGCTGCGTGCAGGGCGCGGAACAGGGCCTGCACAAGACTGTCGTCTGCGGTGCTCACTTCTTCCCCCTCGCCCGCTTGGGCTTCAGCGAGTCGAGCGACACCCAGTCGCCGTTCTTCACCTGCTTATCGCCGATCAGCGCACCAATGCCGAGGCTCAGTTCGGCGAGGCCGAGGTTCAGTGCGGCGAGTTGGTTGCGGATCTGCTTCAGCATGTCCGCAACGTATTCCAGGTACTCCGTGTCGATCTGGTTCACTTGCCGCCCTCCTTCGCCGCGAGCGCGGCCTTGAACGCCTCACGAAGCGTGTCCATGCTGTTTCGGTTGCCCTCAATGTTGGCCGTGTACCACGGCATCAGTAGCTCCTTGGGCATGTTCTCCAGTTCGCGGCGGCGGTCTCCGGCGATGATGTGGCACTCGAAGTCGCGCTTCCCAGCCGCGTCGAACGACTGGACGCAGATGGCGGTTTCCCACTCATGCCACCCGAAGCCCGTCAGTCGGTAGAGCACGCTGATCCAGCAATCGGGGTCGAGGTGGCGGATGAACCGCTCTTCGCCTTGTTCGATTTGCCAAGACGAGAGGTTGGTGTCGGCAACAAACGTCACAGCATATCCTTCGCCGCGAGCGCGGCCTTGAATGCCGACCACTCCTCACGCGACGGCTGCACGACGACGTAACGCAACCTTGCGTCGATGTCGTCCTCGACGTTCGCGGCGACTTCCCTCGCCGCCGCCTCGATCGCGCGGAGCCGGTCCAGTTCTGCTAGCCTCCGCTCCAGTTCGATGCGGATCGCCTTGTGACGACGACCACCATCGCGGTAGACGATGAGGGACTCGTCAAGAAGGTGCGCGGTCGTCATCGTGATGGGGTCAGGCCTTGCCATTGCCGCCCTCCTTCGCCGCGAGCGCGGCGCGCAGGTTGCAGATTCTTGCGTCGTTCCGCAGATCGTGCAGAAAGCCGGTGTCCCACAGTGCGCGGTCGATTTGCCGCATGGCGTCCCTCGCCGCCGCCTCGATGGCGCGGAGGCGTTCCATTTGCGCGAACCTGCGGTCGAGTTCGCTGCGGATCGCCTCGTGACGACGACCACCATCGCGGTAGACGACGAGGTACTCGTCCAGCAGGTGGAAGTCGGACATGGTGCTCGGGTCAGGCCTTGCCATTGTCGCCCTCCTTCGCCGCAAGCGCGGCGCGCAGGTTGCAGATTCTTGCGTCGTTCCGCAGATCGTGCAGACAGCCGGTGTCCCACAGTGCGCGGTCGATTTGCCGCATGGCGTCCCTCGCCGCCGCCTCGATGGCGCGGAGCCGACGCAACTCGGCGCGGGCGGCCAGAAGCTCGGCAGCGTTCTGCCGGACCTCTGCCCACGACGGGTCGCCCGTGGCAGCGCAGACGGCCAAGGGTATCGGTTTGCCGGCGGCAATCTCTCGCAGACGTTCGTCGGTCAGGTTGGTCACTTCTCGTTCTCCTTCGCCGCGAGCGCGGCCTCCAGCGCGGAAAGGCTGAAAACGAACTTCTCCCATGGACCCTCGTTCGCGCAAGCCATGTACGAACGTGCCGCCGCTTCAATGGCGCGCAGATGACTAACCTCGTCGAGCAGCTTGATCTCTCGCTGAGCCGCTTCGATAACTGCGTGAACCGAAGCGCCCAGAAAGTCTGGATGCATCTGGCGGTTGCGTTCCAAGCTGTCTGAAGTGTTGCAGCTTGCCAGTACTCCGCAGGCCGCAAGTTGCATTTGCAGCCTCTCGTTCTCACTTCGCAGCCGCTTGATCTCGGCGATCAGCGCGGGGGCGGCGTTGAGCAGTTCGACGGTGTACGCATCGTCGGCGTCGCACGCAGGGAACTGGCTACGAAGCCGCTCACCTTCGTGCTCGACGTAGTAGCCGATGAACCCGAACGAGTATCCCGGCGGCGGCGTAACATGCACAAACGGCCCTTGCGTCGCAGCGGCGCGCAGAGTCTCCAGCTTGTCGATGTCGATGTCGGTCATGTCAGGTCTCCTTTGCCGCGAGCGCGGCCCTCGCTGCGTGCCACCCGCAATCGCAGTAGTCCCACAGCAACTCGGTGCTCAATAGCGGGTTCCCTTCGCGGTGTCGAACAAAGGCACAAGTCGGGCAGTGTCCGCCCCATTCCATCCACGTTTTGGCCGCCGCCTCGATGGCGCGCAGCCGCTGAATCTCCTCAAGCGCAGTCAGGCAATCGAATGCCATGACTCGCTCATTCATGAGTTCGTCTCGGTTATCGGTTTCCTTAACCTCCCAAGCTTCAGCGTGATCCTTGAGCCGTTCAATCAGCTTGTCGATGTCGGTCATGTTAGGTCTCCTTCTTGTGCGGCGGTTCGTCAACATCGAGGACGGCAAGTGCCAACTCCATCGGGCTAGCCAAACCATCCTCCCACTTGCGAGCCACTTCCAATAGCGCAAGCAGTTTCGGCAGCAGGGCGCGCAGCCGCTGGTTCTCGGCACGCAGCCGATCCACTTCGTCAATCGACCGTTTCCACGCCGCGAGCATGGCCGCCACCATGGCGTCGGCTTGGTCCTCGCTCAGTTTGTCGATGTCGGTCACTTGGCGGTCTCCGTGCCGAACGTCGACCGCTGACCCTTCGCGTCGACCAGCGTCATGCGACGCTTGCCCTCGTCGAACCGCAGCACTTGGTGCGTCCCGATCTGCGGGATCGGGAGCCACGACGCGCATCCAACGCGCTGCTCGTAGCCGTCGAGATCGTTGTCCCAGTAGTCGCAGTGCCAGCTGCCATCCGGCCGCGGCGTCGACGAGACGCACGTGCGGCACGACGGCGCCGGCAGCGCGGTGCCGTGGCACACATCGAAGAACCGGCACGGGTAGCGGTCGCCGTCGCGGCTCACCAGCACGCACGGCGGCGCTCCGGCGTCGAGCCGCTCCGGCGGCAGCTCGGCGTCGACGATGCGCTCGGCGCGCGCCCGCGCTTCGCGCGCCACCTTCGGCTCGAAGGCGACGATCTCAGTGTGGATGCGGTCGTCGTCCTTGCAGACGGCGACGTACAGCGCCTTCGTCAAGCCGAGGCCCAGCATGTACAGCTGCATCTGCACAAAGTGCTGCCACTTCTCGCGCCGCACGCCGTTGTCAACCAGCCGGTCGAAGCTCTTCTTGCTGAACGTCTTGAACTCAGCGACGTGCTTCGTCTCGGGGTCATCGGGAACGCCGATGACCACGGCGTCGCAGCTGCCGCCGAGGTGGCCCCAGCCCGACACCAGTTGCTGCAGCGCCACGGCCTCGACGCCGATGGACTGGAGGTCGTCGAGGATCCACGACTCCTCGCGCTCGCCGCGGCGGAACAAGCGCAGCATGCGCCCGTCGTGGTCCTCGCTCGCAGCCCAGCGGAACGACAGCCACAGCCAGCGGTCGCACTCGTGGCCGATGACGCTCGCGCCCAGGTGGTCGCGACGCCAGTCCTTTGCCGTGGCACGGTAGTGGTGGTGGACCATGCCGCCGACGACGGACATCTGCGGCGCTGGAAGGCGAGCTCCCACGCTCACCTCCCCCACGGCGGCGTGGCCTTGCGTGCCGGCGCGGCGACCGGTGCCGGCGCGGCCGGTGCCGGCGTCGCCGGCGCGTTGCGCTCGACGGCGCGGTAGGCGCGCACGTCGTTCCCCGCCTTGGTGCCCTTCGACGGGTCGGCCGGACGCGCATCCAGCTTGACCTCGATCGTGGCGCCGACGAGCTCGTCGGTGTCGCCGACGAAGGACTTGCCGAGTGCCCGCGCCACCGCAGCCAGCTGCTGGCGCGCGATCGTGCGCGTCTGTTCGCTCGGGTGGTCGATGCACAGGTACGCCCACGCCAAGCGTCCGGCGTGGGCGGCGTGCCGCGCGGTCGTCTCCAGCGTCAGCTTGAGCAACTGGTCGTCGCCCTGCTTACGCTTCTGCAAGTCGGCGCCGGTGATCGTCACCTCGTACCAGCCGGGAGGCAGCGGCGAGTAGTCGCCGCCGCCGCGCGCGGGTTCGATGCCGTCGGTCGAGAAGTTGAGGTTCGCCATGTTCGTAGTCTCCGTGGTCAGTGGTCAGTTGCGGGTAGCGGTCAGGGAGGCCTCGATCTGCTGCCAAGCGGCAGCCGGATCGCCGGCTGGGATCAGGATCTGGTCGGGCAGGCCGAAGCGGTTTTTGGCGGCGAACGCCGGGCGCTCGGTCGTGTGGAGCACGCGCGAGCCGTCTCCCACGCCGCGCTTGCGGTCGCCAGACTGCACGGCGGCGACGCGATAGTTCGCGAACAGGATCGCGTCGGCCCAGTCGCCGACGACGGCGCAGGCGCGCTTGTCCAGCCGCAGCTGGTAGCGGTCGTAGGCGTCCACCTCGGGACTCTCGAACCGAGTCACCTGCGAGTGCGCGATCAGGATGATCGCCTTGCCCTGCTCGCGCAGCAGGTCGAAGCCGGACAGCAGCCGGCGCCACTCGCCGGCGGCGGCGACGTAGCCCTTGCCGTAGCCGAAGTCCTCGATCGACTTCTTGCCGCCCTCGGTGCAGACGTGCTCCCAGAGCATCGGCTCGAGTGCGTCGAGCGAGTCGAGCACTACCGTCTGGTAGTCGTTCGCTTCCTTGATGAGTGCGGCCATCTGCTGCAGCACGTCGTCGTACTTGGCCGCGCGCGGGAAGGCGTCGGCGTCGATGCGGCCGAGGCCGTCCTCGCACTGCAGGAAGATCGGCTTCGGCGCGCAGGCCGCGAGCGTGGTCTTGCCGATGCCGGCGACGCCGTACAGCACGATGCGCGGAGCGCCGGTGGTGTTGCGAGAGATGTCCTTCAGAGAGATTGCCATGTGTCGTTCTCGTTCTTGGTTGGGGTAGTCGGTCAGAGGTACAGGGACAGGAGGAACAGCAGGAAGGCCAAGAGGCCCGCGGCGATGTCCCCGCTGCGGACGCGGTCACGGGAGGAGGTCACTTGGTGCTTCCTTCGATCTCGGTGAGTTCGTGTTGCAGGTTGTGCGCTTCGCGGCGCAGGGCGGAGAGGGTTCCGTGCAGACACGCCAGTTGCCAGCCCCGCTTGTGCTCGTTGATCTCGCGGCTGTTCTGCAGCTTGCTGCACTCCATCACGCTGTCGTAGCACGCGATGGCGTCGCGGAACTGCTGCACGATGGCGATCAGCTCGGCGCGGCGCTTGGCGGCGTCGTAGACGTGGGTCACAGCGCGCCCCCCTTGGCCTGCAGCTGCGCGCGCAACTGCTCGATCTCCCGAGCGGCACAGGCGAGCCAGTCGCGGATGTCGCAGAGCGCCTGCGCCGTGCGCTCGGTCGTCACGACGGCGACCAGATCGTGCGCGTCGTACACCTCCCACGTCGTGGCGCCGTCGGGGCGCGTCTCTTCGACCGCCTCCCACAGGCCAGGGTAGGCGTCGAGCAGCGTGCGCACGCGCGGCAGGTCGATCGCCGTCACAGCGCCACCTCCGCCTGCTCCTCGCCGTCCTGCTCGTCCTGGGGCTCCTCGCCGTCCCAGGCCCCCGACGTCGGGTCGGCCAGGTCGTCAGCCGCCAGCCACGGGTACAGCGCGTCTTCCATCGTCACGTCGTCGTCGTAGTCCATCGTCGTCTCGTCCTTGTGTAGTAGGTTCGCGGCGAAGCCGCCGCGGGTGACGTTTCTAGACTTTTGTCGGAGGAAGTCAACGCCCGTGAGTAGACAAAAGCCGAAATATGTCGCAACCTGTTGCCATGCCACGAGCAACACGCCGGGAAAAGTTCGACGATCTGCTGGATGCGCTCGCCACCGGCGAGTCGCTGGGGGCGCTCGCTGCGCGTGCCGGCGTGGCCAGCCGCACGCTGTGGCGCTGGCGCACGGGTCAGTCGCCACGGCCACAGCTCGGAGCGCTCGCCCTCGTCGCCGCCGCACTCCGGTGCGACGTCGCCCGCGTGCGGGCAGCTGTCACGGCTGGCGTCTCAGACGCGCACCGCTGACGCTGTCGATCTGCCGGTCGTCGGGGTAGAGCGTGCCCTGCAGCGCGTCGGCGATCGTCTCGACCATCCCGTGCAGGTCGCGCTTCGTGCCCTTCGGGCCGCGCGCCGGCAGGACGCCGATCTTCTGCACCGTCACGACTAGCTCGTCGAGGTCGAGCTCGTGCGTGTAGGACAGCGACAGCGCGTCGTCGCTGTCGAACGGCATGCGCCCGCCGGTGATGGCGAGGGCTGCCGCGCGCACCATCCCGACATCGTCGACAGCCTGCGCCGACGGCAACGACACGACGCGCCGGCCGCGCGCGAACAGCCGGCGGCGGTTCTTCGACGACGCCACCGGCCGCGGGATGCGCACCGTGAATGCGGTGCCGACTGGGATCGAGCTCATCCTTGCCCACGAAAGAAAAAGGGGCGCACGCGCGGCGCTGGAGAAGAAGACGTCTGACATGGGAGGCCGGTGCCTGCGCGCGCGCCCCATGTGGCGCCCATCCCGTACTCTCTCGGGCCAGGATGGTCAACCGCCGCAGCCGACACCTTGCGACTTTTTTCTGGCGGCTGCGCCGCGCTACCGGCGCCGCTCGTCCTTGGCCGCGCGGCCCGTGACCGCTCCGCGCACCGTCGGATCCACCTGCCCCGACAGCACGTCGATCGCGTAGCCGGCCTGCTTCGGCAGCGGCACCGGCATGCCGAGCAGCACCAGCAGGCTGACGATGTCGCCGCCCGTGACGTTGTTCGGCTTGCCGTCCATCGCGCGCAGGGCGGCCTTGGCGCCGCGCTCCAGCAACGCGAACGGCGCCGGCGACGGCATGCGCCCGATCGTCTCGGGGCTGCCGTCGACGATGTTCACGACTGCTTCGGCGCTGCGGCCACCGACGCCGAACAGCGGCGCGAACGGACGCACCTGCGACTCGACAAGGATATCCCACGCCAAGTCGTCCCACCACTCGCCGTCCTTGTCCTCGTCGTCGTCAAGCGCACCCTGCATGGCTTTCATCAGCAGGGCCGACAGCGCGAACGGCAGGCCCCAGACGCCGAGGTAGATGCCGAGGTACTTCAGCCGGCGGTTGCGGCTGCCGGCCTCTTGACGCACTGCGCCCATCATCCCCGACATCAGGTTGTGCATCTGGACGAAGAAGCCGCTGAACTTCGTCAGCAGCGCCTTCATCGGCGTCGTCACCTCGGCCGCGCTGCGATCTGAGGCGCGCAGCGATCCTTGGGTTCGCCTCACCACGCTGTCGGCGTAGGCCACGGCGAGCCTCTCGGCCACCTCGGGGTCTTCGTGCTTCTGGACCTCCAGCGAGTACGCCGCCTTCCACGTGATCTGGTCGCCTATGTGCTGCGTCATCGTCTGCAGGACGTAGGTAGAGTCGAGCAGGTAGCTCTCCCAGTCGCCGCGCAGGTTGATCGCTCGCTCAACGATGTTCTCGTCGGCGCGCAGCATCTTCTCCACGCGCTTCTGCGCGTCGCGCACTTCGTCGTTGCCGCGCCCGTTCATAAACGGACTCATCGACCGAACCGTGCGCCCCATCGCGCGCGGGTTGCGAGAGTAGTGCGCCGCAGCAGACATCATCGCGCCCATCGCGCGCGACGCGCCCTGGTCGGCGATCAACACCGTCGACGCAGGGAACAACTGCAGCGGGTTCTGGGCAGCGTTGATGACGTTGCCGAACATCGTCACGTAGGTAAACAGGCGGTCGAGGCGACGCATCAGCCTGCTCTGCGTCGGCGTGTCCGACTCGTCGCGCAGAGACGTCGTCAGCATCGCCGCGTTCTTCACCCATGGCGCAAGCAGGCGCGAACGCAACTGTGGGTTGATCGCGTCGATGCGGGCCTTGATCGCGCGCCGGTTGAGCAGGCGCTGCACGTCGACGATCGCCGGCCCCATCGCGGCGAACCGCGCCGACTCGCGGATGTGCCCAGGCAGCAGCGACAGCTGCAACGACAACGCGCGGAACGTGTTCGGGTCGCGACTCATGGTCATGCCGCGAGGCGTCTGCGCCAGGCTGGTGCGAGCCTCGGTCAGCATGTCCTCCACCTGCAGGTCGGCATCCTGCACCAGCATCCGGTCGGCCTTCGCCGGCATGTACCACCCGCGGTAGCTCGACGTCGTGCCGTCCGGCCAGACCACCCTGAACGGCAGCGGCTCCACCACCTCAAACGGGTAGCCGAACGCCTCGACGTGCGCAGCTTGCAGGATCGGTCGCATCTCCTCAAACACGTCGCCGATCTCCTGCGCGGCGTCGAGGAACTCCTTCGTGATAGTGCCATCCCGCACCTTGTCGGCGAAGAACGAGTCCCACGCGCTGCTGTCCAGCGTGCGCTCGCCGGTCAGGGGGTCGATCGCTTGCGTGCCCCACTCACGGCGCGGGTCGAGTAGCAGCTTCTCCTTGTTGCTCAGGTTGCCCTGTGCGTGCAAGACGGCCATGAACAGCTCGGCCATGGCCGGCCCGTTCCTGCCCGTCAGCACCGCGCCACGCTGGCCGAACGTGTACGTGCGACTTGCGCCGACTTGCCACACGATCGGCTCGCTGCGCAGCATCGGCACCAGCCTCTGCAGGATGCGAGAAATGCGCGTGACGTAGGTGCGCTCTAGCTGCTCGGCCCTCGTCTCTGCGTCGGCGATTCGCTGAAACACGGCCTTGTGCCACATGCCTGGCATGCCGCCGTCCATCTGGATCGCCCAGTGCTCAATCCGCTTGCGCGCGGCCTTGCCGGCGAGCAGCTCGTGCGTGATCTTGTCCCACGTGGTGCCGCCGCCCGCAACGCCGACCGCCGTGCGCGTCGTGGGCGTCATGCCTGGGGCAGCCAGCAACCTCTCCTCCACCCATTCGATGGCTTCGCGGCGCCCGTCGACGAGCGCGGTGCGCTCGGCTCGGCTGCGCTCCCACAGCATCTCCATGTTGTCGCGCAGGCCGCGCCATTCCTCGACGGTCAGGTCGCGGAAGTCGCCGGTGGCCGAGCGCATCATGCTCGGCAGCACGTCGCGCTCGAGCTCGGCGGCGAGGCTCTCGTTCATCTCGCGCACCATGCGCATTGCGTCGGCGAAGTGCGCAGGCTGCATCGGGTCGCGGCCGGTCGGCGCGTCCCGGTTCGGGTCGCGCAAGCCGTGCCCGGCCAGCACCGCGCGGCCGAGGTAGATCAGCGGCATTGTGTGCGTGCGCGCCAGTGCCTCGTCGTCCTTGGCAAAACGGCGGAACAGGTTGTTCCCGACGCGCAGCTCGTCTTGGAAGTCGGCCGCCTGCCGGGCCATCTCAGTCAGCACCAGCTGGCGGCGCTTGAGGTCGACGGCGCGCAAGAACTCGCCGGCCCTCAGTGCCTGCATCGTCTCGCGCGCCATGCGCGCCGCGGCGGCGTTGAGCGCGCGCGGCGACATCTCGCGCACCGTGCGCAGAGACAGGTTCGACGCGGCGGCCAGCCTCACCGCGGCCATGATCGTGCGCACGGTCTGCTCGCCGCTCTCCTGCCGGCGCAGTCTGCTGATCTGATCGGTCAGCTTGTTTGCTCGAGCACGAAGCGCGTCGCGCGCGGCGGCGTAGTTCTCGTCGTCGACGGCCAGCACCTCGATCTCGCGTGCCTGCACGCGCAGCCGGAGCTGCTCGTCCTCTAGCCGGTTGGCCTCGTCGAACGCTTCGCGGGCCGCATCGGCAAGCCGCCCCATCGTCGGGCTGGTAAGCACAGCACGCTGCAGGTGCAGGAGCTCGGTGGCGAGCACGCGGCGGCGCATGTCGTTGGCGATGGCGCGCTCAATGCGGTTGCGGCGGCTGTCGGAGTCGAAGAACTCGGGGTGCTCGCGGCGCACGCGGGCGTCAGTCCGCACGTCGATCATCTCCGTCGCGGTGGGCTGCTCAATCAGGTCGCGCACCAGCTGGTCGCCGGAGTCGTACCCGACCATCGCCGCCAGTTCGTCGGGCTGCTGCCCGCCGTCGGCTAGCAGACCGCGCAACTTGGCGAACTGTTCCTCGCTCACCTTCGGCTTGTCGGTGCCGATGCCGAGCATCGCCTTCACGGCGGCGCGGTCGAGCTTCTGCCACTCGGCCGCCTGCGTGACCGTGCCGTTGCTGTTGCGCACTTGGCCTCGGCGCAGCCACAGCCGCGCGCGCTCGACGCGCTCGTTCGCCACATCTTGAGCGACCTCGCCTGCGATCTCCTCGCGCACCTCGCGCTGCTCCTTCTGCATCTCGGCGACTTCGCGATTGGCGCGCTCGATCGTCGACCTGCCGCCACGATCTGTCGCCTCGAGCAGCTCGTCCTTGGCGCGTTCCTTCGACAGCCACACCTCGGCCTGCAGTTCGTCCCACGCCGCCTCGGACAGGCCGGCGGCGAGCGCTTCCTCCCGCGTCTGGAACATCGTCCGCACTTCGCGCTCGACGGCGGCGCGCTCAATGTCCTCGTCGGCGGCGAAGATCCGCTCCATGACGCGGCGAGCCTCCGGCGACAGCACGCCGAGGTCTTCGCCGAACTCCTCGCGGAACAGCTCACTCAGCCGGCGACTCTGCTCCAGCAGGCCACGGTAGACGTCGCGGATCCAAGCGCCGATGCGCTCGAAGACACCGTGCAGTTCGGGAGACGGCGCTTCTCCGCGCGCGAGGAACTGCTCAAAGTGGTAGGCGAACCGCTCGTGGTACTTGCGGCGGGCTTCGAGGTCCATGCCGCGCCAGACGTCCACGGCGCTCTGCGTCGCGGTGGCCTGGACGCCGAGCCAGTCGAACATCACGCCGAGGTCGTTCACCAGCTCGGACGGGGCGTTGCCCTCGCCGACGATTGCGGTCGTCACTTCCAGCCAGTAGTGGCCGAACTCATGCAGCCACGTGCTGCGGTTGTTGCCGCGGTAGAGCGTGATGCGGTTGGCGGCGGGGCTGAAACTGCCGAGCGTGCGGCGGTCGGCGGCGAAGAACTCGCCGGGCGGCCGGACAATGGAGGATACGTTGCCGAGCTGCGTGTCGCCTCCTTTCCAGGTGGTGTTGAAGGCGTCCAGCAGCTGCACGTTGTGCGACGCGAAGAACGTCGCGATGTTTGCGGCGGCGATGTAGCCGTCGCGGAACTTGTCGACGTTGAAGATGGCGACCGACCTCGCGTTCGCTGCGCTACCGGCCCGGTAGAGCATCCCCATCGTGGGGCTGTTGCGAAGCCTGGACGTGGCGGCGTCGATGGACACGAACCCCGCCGGACGGTTCTGGGTGTCGAGGAACAAGACGCCAGGGGCATCATCCCCCAGCAGCTTCTTGCCACGCTCGTACAGGTCCAAAGGATCGCGCACAGCGGTGCCGTCGGAGATCCGCTCTAGCTCGCGCTCCATCACCGGCACGGTCTTCCCGCGCGCGGCAGCTTCCACCAGGCCAGTCTCGACGGGTGACCCATCGCCCAGAGCGTGCTCGTACCTGCCGTCCGAGCTGATCGCCATGATGCCACGCGGCTCGATCCCGCTGCCAAGCAGCAGACGGGCGCCGCGCGCCGCGACGGCTAGGTCTTCCTTGCTCAGTTTCGATTGGCCAGAAGGGTGGTTGTGGACGAACCAGGCGTACTTCGCCCCCTTGACGCGAACGACCTCGTGGATCAGCGTCGCCCACGGGATAGACACCGAGTCGATGCCTCCCTTGAAGCCGGCCACGACCGCGAGCGGGGTGCCCTTGGCGTCGGCGAGCACGACGTCGAAGTGCTCGACTGCCTTGGTCTGGATCGAAGGCGCCATGGCTTGCGCGAGAGCCTTCGGGCTGTCGATCTTGCCCGCTCCCATCTGACGCTTGCCGGTGCGGACGAGCTTCGTCGACACCGGGAACTCGTCGAGGCGGGCGACGCCCTCGACCGTGTCGAGCGCATCGCGAGGCTCGGGCACCGGCGTAGTGTCCGTTTCGGGCGCCGCCTCGCTGCTCCGGTACTCGCCGGCGTCGCCTAGCTGAGTCGGTCCCTGGCTTCCGCTTCCTGGAACAGCCTCACCAGTCCGTCCGCGAACTGGTCCAACTGCTCGTCCGTCATCTCTTCCGTCAGTTCCCACGGCGCCACCGACCTGCCCTCCTGCGGCGCGGCGGGCTCGGACTGCGTCGACGGCTGCTTGGGCTTCGGCTCCGCGCCCTTGTTGGGCGGCAAGTTCGAGGAACTCATCGTCATAGCTCTTGTTGAGGTCGTTCTCGTCTTCGCCCTGGAGTTTGCTCCAGAGATCCTTCTCAGGATACCACAGGATCGCCTGGACGTCTGCATTCGTCACGACGAGGCCCAGCGCGGCCAGCCGCCTGCGGACGTCGTTGACGACTCGAGTGATCACTCGCCGGTCGGCGTTGCTCGGGACGTCGATCGGCTCAAGGTTCGCCTTGATGGTCTTGGCGATCTTGACCCAGCCCGGCTGGATCAGGGAGATCGTCGTAGCGCCCTTGACGTTGTCGGTCGCCTCGCGTCGCTCGAACTCTACGGTCCTGCCGGCCGCCGCGTACTCGCGCTGCAGCCACAAGTCCTTCGGACCCTTCACACCGAGACTCTTCTTCTCTGCTGCGCTCATCGCCTTCAGTTCGGCTTCCAGCGCGGCCTGCTTCTTCGGCGACAGCTTCTCGTACTTTGCGTCGATCTTGCGCTGCTGGCGCTCCAGTGAAGCCACGAGCCGGTTGAAGGCTTTGAGCTTCTCCTCCTCTGAGAGGCTCTCAAGGGTGGCGATGCTGTACTCGGCCTGCATCTCTGGCGTGACCGGCTGCTGCAGCAGCCTGTAGATCCCGTTCCATTCCGCGTACTCGCTGAGAGCGAAGTCAATGATCCGCTGCCGGAAGTCTGGGTCTTCCTCGATCCTGGTCGCGATGCTTTCAGGAAGCGAGTAGGACACGACCCCCTTCTTGCTGATCTCCCTGACCAGTCTCACCGAAGCCAGCTCCGGCGGCAGCTTGCGCTTTGCGGCCCGCACCGACTGGATAAGAGTCACCACTCGAGAGGAGCCCGTTTCGCCAGTGATGCCATCGCCGACGACGTCTCCGGTCATGCGGCCCCAGGTGCGGCGCATCCAGAGGTCGATGGTCACCGGGAAGAAGTTGCCCAGCAGGTTCTGCAGGAACCCTTGGCCAATCTTCGGGCCGAAGATCGCCGAACCGTTGACGATGTCGTTCTGCAGCCCGGTGACCTTGATCTGCTTGCCGAGTGCCTTGGACGCCTCAGCCATCACACTGCGAACGGTGAACTCTTTCCGCGCAAACGCTTCTGCCCTTTCGAGAGACCCCAGCTTGGCGGCGAGCCGGTTGAACAACTTGAGGTTGTTGTTGATTGCGGTCTTCTTGCCTCCGTACTCGCCGGAAACGAACTTGCCAGTCTCGACGAATGCCTTGTAGACCGCTTCGGCGTACTTCGTGTTGTCGACGACCGTGTTGTTCTGCGAGGTGATCGCGAGCGCAGCACGCAGAACGAACTGAGCGGCCTGCGACGGGTTGCGCTCTTTGGCGAATGCGGGGATCTTCCTTGCCGCCTCGTCGCTTGAGAGTTCGGGGTGGATCACCGCCGCCGCGGCGAGTGCCGACTCAATCGCGGTCGTGTACCAGTCGGCGGCGTTGCGGTTGGATGCCCGCAGGGCCGCGACCGCTTCGTCGGTCAGGTTCTTCGCGATCTCCTGCTCGATCCGTTCGAGCTCTTGGATCTTCTGCTCAAGGGCAGCGACGTCGGCGTTGTCCCCGGATGATGCGCGCAGCTTCTCCATTTGCTGCCTTAGCTGCTGCGCTTCTTCGTGCCGCTCCTCAAGGAGGACGCTGTCGATCTCCATCTTCCAGAACGAGAACGCCACCTCCTTGATCTGCTTGGCGACCTCGGACTTCTTCTGCTTCTTCTCCGGCTTCGGCAGCGCAGCGCTGTCGCCGTAGAGCACGTTGAGAGCCGACTGCGGCATCGGCGAGGCGGGAGCCTCCCCCATCGCGTCGCGGCTGCGAAGTTCTTCGCTCGCTTCTGGGCTGTACCCCCACTCGTGAATGCTGTTGGCGTCCGTGTACAGATCGCCGGCGCGGACGGTTTGCTGCACAATCTGGTAGTTGCCGCGCAACGCAGACTCTCCGTGCAAGACTGCGTACTCCCTGTTCGGCGTCACCCAGTCGCCGGCGTTGATCGTGGCCTCGCTTGACGCAACGCCAGTAGGGATCGCACGGAATACGGTGACAGGCTGCTCTGGGTTCCCCTTCGCCGCGTTCACGACGGCGAAGGAGGCACGGTCCATGGCGTTGTCGCCGGTGCCGTAGTACCGAACCTGCTTGTCGCTGTAGACGTCGTCTGGGTACAGGACGGCGAGGTTGTGCAGCGGAGCTCCGCCGGCGCGGCTTGGAGCCCGGTGCAAGCCACGGTACTTGCTGTCGCGGCTGAAAAGCAAAGGCTGCTTCGCCTCTACCTCTCCCGCCTCCTGTTGCGTCGGCGCCGCATCCATCCGCCGCGTGAACGGCAACGGGTACTTGGCGACGAACTCGTGCGGAAGCATGTTTAGGCGCTTGGCCGTCGTCGTGACGTAGGCCATTACCATCTCGGCCACCGTGTTGGCCTCACGCCGCGTGTAGCCGGCGCCGTCCATCAGGACGGGCAAGTAGCTATCCTTGACCTGCTGGCGGCTCTTGGCGATGGCTTCGTCGGCGGCCGCGAGCTTGTCTGCCTCGGCGCGCATCTGCTCGGCCTTCGCGCCCCTCCACTGCGCCCCAGCCTGCTCGCGCGCGATGGCTGCCTCGCTCGGCGACGCGACCTCAGGGTCGAGCGTGCCGTGCTGCAGCAGCTCATCGCCGAGCGGCGTGCCGGCGAGGTTCGCGCCGAAGTCGGCGAGGGGGATCGTCACATCGCCCACGGCCGTGCGTGCGCGCCCCAGGAGGCCGGGGGCCGCGCGCTCGAGCTGGTCGGCGATCGGCACGCGCGGCGTGCCGTCTAGGCGCGACTGCCTGTCTTGCTGCTCCTGCAGCTGATCCACCGCCGCGACGAGCCGGCGCGCGTCGAAATAGATCGTCTCGGCATCGGTGCCCTTCGTCGCCGTCGCCAAGAACTCGCGCAGCAGGTCGGGCGCGTCCGTGCGCAGCTTCTGCTGCGCGGCGGCGGCGGTCACGCTCGACAGCGTGTCCTTGCTGTCGGCCGCTTGTCGGGCGCGCTTGGCGTCCCAGTGCATGCGGTAGGCGGATGTGCCGGCCGACGGAATCAACCACGTCGCGGCGCCCGCGATGGCGGCCTCGCCGATCTTGCCCCACGCCTCGCCCCGCTCGAAGTCGGTGGCTGGAGCCTGCTCGCCCAGCCCTCGCCCGATCATGTTCTGCTGCGCCCACTGCTGGCCGACGATCTCGAAGTACTGCTGCGCGGCTTCCTCGCCGCCTTCGCCGGCGACGCCGAGCGCCGTGTTGATCACGGCGTCGGTGATGATCTTGCTCTTCGTCGGGCGCGCAATAGCGTCCATCGTGGCGTTCAGCGCCTGGCGCTTGACCACGCCCATGACGGGGCCGGTGAGCGGGCGGGCAAAGCTCGCCACCGTGCCGAGGGCCTCTATGCCCATGGCCGTCCAGCCGTAGGCCGCAGCCGCCGCGGCACTCGACTCGTGGTCGTAGCCCATCTCGCGGTAGGACCGATAGGCAGCTCCCGTCTCGCTGCGCTTCGTCGTGGAGAGCATCCCGTAAGTGAAGCCGCCGGCGAGGCCGATCTTCGTGCCGACCAGCGTGCCGATGCCTGGCACAAGACTTCCTACCCCGGCGCCCGTGGCGGCGCCGATCGTGGCCTCCTCCGCGCTCTCGCGGAACTGCACGCGGAACTGGCCGGCGTAGCGCGCTAGGCCGTAGAGAGGCATGCCCATGCCCATCTCGGCGTCGTCCTGGGGCAGCTTCTTCATCTCGCCGGCGAGCGCGTCGCGCTGCGTCTCCTGCTCCGGCGTGAGGGGGACACCCTGCGCGACCATGTTGTCGAGCAGGCCGAGCTCCGTCGCCACGTAGCCGGCGCGGGCCGTCTGGGTGAGGCGCTCGAGGTAGCCGAGGTTGGCGATCTCGTCGCGCGCGACGGTGGCGTCCCGCTCGCGCTCCAGCAGCGCCATCTGCGCCTGCGACAACTTGCCGGCGACGAGCGCCTGCTGCTCGCGGTAACGCGCCATCTGGCGCATCGCGTCCAGGTTCTCGACCGTCCATCGGAAGTCGGTGCCGAACTGCAGGCCGTAGGCTCTGGCCTCGGAGGCCAGCTTCGGGTCCGTCTCGATCGTCGCGCGCAGACGCGCCAGGAGCAGGCTCGCTTGCTCTTCCGTCTGCTGCTGTCCTAGCTGACGGAACTGCTCAACGAAGTCAGGCTGCGGTTCCTGCTGCGCGACGGGGGCAGCGACCGGCTGCTGCGGGAGCGCAGTCGGCTGCGGATCCTGCGGCAGGACGGAGACGGGAGGCGTGGTGCTAGTCACTGCTTCTTGACCTTGCCGTAGTCGGGGTTGACGCTGCGCTGCATCTGAATGTACCGCTCCGCGATCTCTGTTTCGCTCGGCATGCGGGCGTTACGACCAGCCAACGGGGACTGCGCTCCCCTGCCTCGCTGCTCTTGCACAAACGAATCGATGATCGCTTGGCGCGTCGCCCCGGAGATATCCCGGAAATAGAACAGCTTCTGACTGCCGTCCTCGTTGAGGTAGCCGGACGGCTGCACGTAGGAGTTTCGGCGCTGCTCCTCGGTCATCAGGAACGACCGAGGTGTGGAGTCCCAGAAAGCGTCGTCGACGAACACGACGTCGCGAAGCAACTGCGCGAACAGTTCCTTCTTCTGCGCTGGAGTCGTTGGGACAGTCGCCCCAGACTTGGCGGCTTCGGTGACGTAAGCCTGCAGCCGCTCCTCGACGAGGCGCTTCATCTCTGGGCTGACGACGCTCCCGTTGTAGACCTGGCTGACGAACTCGTTCGTCAAGTCCTCGGCCTTGACGAACATGGTGTCGACGGCGTCGAGAGCGACGTCGTTGCGGCGACGCCACTTGGCCACGAGCTCCGCGCGCAGCATCGGCGGGATGCTGCCGCCGTACTCGCTGTCGATCTCTGACGGCACGATCGCGAGCAGCTTGTTTGGGTCGGCCAGGATCTCGCGCACTTGCAGAACCTTCTCGGGGTTGACGACGATCGAGTGACCGTTCTCCCACCACTCGTTGACCTCGACCAGCTTGCCGACCTGCTCTAGCCTCCCGACGAGCTCAGGGCTCAACACCTGCTGCGGCGATCCGTAGTTGCCAGCGCGCCGAGCCTCGTACAGCATCGTCTTCGCGGCCTCTACTGCGCCGACCTCCAGGGCGGCGACGCGCTCGCGTTCCATCCTCGCCGCAGTCTTTGCGGCTTCGCGCGCATGCTCTGCAGCACCACTTGGCAGCGTCTTCTCGTCGACGGCCATGGCGGCCTGCGCCGATACGACGTTCTCGACGTCGAGCAGGGCCTGCTTGTATCGCGCGTGCGCGACGGCCGGCGACGCGCTGCCATCGCGGCTTTCCCTCTGCACGGCCTCTAGCTCGGCAGCCATGGCTTGGCGTGCGAACTCAACACCGCTGTTCTGGTTGCTGCGCTTGGTCCCCCACTCCAACAGGTCCGTGCGCGCGGCGTCTTCGAGTTCGTCGCTTGGGATGCCCTTCAGGTAGCTCAGGGCCGCATCCGGTTGATCGATGGCGATCAGACGATTCACGGCGGCTGCGTGCAACTTGCTTAGGTTGGCTCGCTTGTGGGCTTCCCACTCCGGCCCCTTGTTGCTGCCATCGCCGCGGAGCGTTGCCCACTGCTTTGACAGCGTGTCGACGGCGGTGAGTTTGGCTGTCGCCGCGCGCTCCGCGTCCATCGACTCAACCGCCACGACGTACTCTTGTCCGCGCTGTGCGGCCAAAGCTTCGGCCGCGCCGACCTTCGCCGCGATCGACTGCCGCTCGCGGTGCGTCATCGCGTCGCTCATCAGGTCGAGGCGGTGACGGTCGGCGCGCATGGCGAACAGCTGCCGCTGCGTGTCGTTCTCGAGCGTGCTGGCCGTCTTGCGCGCTTCCTCGTCGAACGACTTCAGCGTCGATTCAAACTGCTCCTCGGCCGCGGCGCCGACGGTGCGGCGATAGCCGTCCGTTATCTTCAGCTTGGCCTCGCCGAGGCGGGCGTCGTTCTGCATCACCATCGTGTCGTCGCGGCGACTTTGGATCGCCTCGCCGACGCGCATCAGCATGCCGCCCGACTGCGACAGCGTCTGGCCGAGCTGCTGGATCCGCTCGGTGGCCATGTCTGGCGGTTGCCACACCTGGCCGTCTCCGCGCACCTGCGTCGCCTGCATGGGCTGCGCGTCGACGCGCGGGACATAGCTGTCAGGGATGCGTGCCATCAGTTGCGGGAGTAGTAGGCGTACTGCATTCCGGTCTGGGATGCGCCCCCCAGGAGGCTCTGAGCGATTGCGGCGCGCGTGTAGAAGCCGTCCATCTTCCGGTTGGCGTAGCGCATCGACTCGGCGCTGGCGCGCGCGAAGCGGGCTTCGTTGCGCAGGTTCACGGCCTGCATCCTCGCCGCCTGCGTCTGGCGCAGCGTGTTGCTGTCCATCGTCAGTTTGTCGATCTCCTTCGCGATCTCGATCGAGGCCGCGCGCTCGGCCGCCGACCCGACGCCGGCCTGCACGCCGCTGCTGGCCTGCTGCGCGCTCGTGGCGGCCTTGGCCTCGCCGTACTGCGCCGTCATGCGAGCCGCGTCCATCTGGCCGGCGCGCATGATGTCCACGGCCTGCAGCTCGGCCTGGCGAGCGTTCAGGTCGGACATGAACGCCGAGTAGTCGGCCTGCATCGCGCCGATGCGCAGGCCGGCCTTCTGGCTGCGGACGCCGTAGTAGGCTCCAACGGCCTGCACGGCCGCGCCGCCGATGCCGAGAGTTAGCGCCCCCTTCTGCAGGGGACTGAGGCGCGAGCTGCCGGATGCGGCGGAGGTCGAGGTGCTGGTCATACTTAGCTTCCGATGGCGACCTCGAGCGTCAGCCCGGTCACGGTGGCAGGTGTGGGATCGGTGACGCGCAGGATCAGCTGGCCCGACTGCGTCCAGCCTGGCAGCGCCGTCGCCTGCACCTCGGCCGTCGTGGCGCTGGCGCCCATGTTGATCGGCACGAGGCGCCCCTCGTCGGGGCCGACCATCATCGCGCCGCTGTCCACCAGTTTGGCCCAGACGCGGCCGACGTTCTTCGTCCGGCCCTGACCCATGGCGTCTGCCTGCAGTGCCAGAGGCAGCGTCTTGAGGTCGGAGGTGAACGGCAGCCCGACCGTGATGCGCGCGAACGCCGCCGGCAACGTGACCGAGCCGCCCGCTACGAGGACAGGGTACTGCACGGCGCCGTCGGCGAGGATCGTGACCTGGCTGCCCTCAAGGTGCGCCAAGCCGCTGATCGTCGACGCCAGCACCTCCACGGTGCCGGTGCCGGTGCCGGACGCGGTCGTGATCGTGAACTGCGTGGTGCTCGTCACCGTGACGCTGTACGTGCCGTTCAGGCTCGACAGGCTGAAGCGCAACGACCGGCTGTTGCCTGTGCTCAGGCCATGCGGCGTGCTCGTCGTGACGGTGAGCGTCGTGCCCGATCGGCTGTACGTGCCGGCAAGGTAGTACTGCAAGCCGCTGTCGACGAACCACGATTCGGCCACGCTCGCCCACTCCACCGTGGCCATGCGCTCGATATACCGCTTGGCGACGCCCCCGATCGTCCTGCGCACCACCACGTAGAGGATGTCTTCCAGCCCCTCGACGGCGACGCTGGCGCTTTCCACCGCGCCGCCGAGGTCGTGCTGGTGCCACGCTGCCACCTGCTCCTCGCCGATGTACGTGCAGCCCAGCAGATTGCCGGTGCTGCTCACTGCCCACAGGATCGGCACAGGAGCCTTCGACAGGGCGAGCTCGAGCACTTCCTTGCCGTCGAACAGGTGGGCAGCGCGCAGGCTGACGTCGCCAGTGACGTAGCCGCTGGATTCAGCGCGCCACCCGAGCTCGCGGATGTGACCGCCGCGCGCGGCGGCGTACAGGCAAACGTTGTTGAGCAGCTGCGGCGTGGCGTTGTTCGCGCCGACGTACGACTGTGGCCGCACGCTGATGCTTGCCGGCGTCACCTTGTCGTCGTTCAGCGGCGTAACGCGCCATTCGGTGTCTGAGCCGAGAAGCACCAGGTGGCCGAGGGGCACCATGTGCTGGATGGCGCCACCGGTTCGCGCGGCGATGCGGAAGTAGATGCGGTCGGAGTCGATCGCCGGCAGGTGGTACGTGAGGTCGGCCTCGGTGCCGGCGTTTGTCATCCACACGTCTTGCGGCTTCCCCGGCGTCGAGGCGAACACGCGGCGCTGCTCGTAGTACGTGCAGCAGCGCGGCCAGTCGGATCCGATGAGCGACTCGTCGGGGATCGGCGGCGTCGCCGACATGTCTGGCCCGATGTTGTCGTCGCGGAACGACGGCGCCGCGGTCTGCGCGGCTTTTCCGATGTACCCGTAAATGCCGTTCTGCTCCTTGTAGACGCGGTAGTACGACGCGCCCTGCGACGGCAAGGCTCCGAGCGACTCGATGAGCTGGTTGCCGTACTGCGGCGTCCAGTTCAGCAAGACGAACGCGCCGCTGTTTTCTAACGGCACGTCGGTGGAGATGGCTTCGCTGGCCTTGCTTTCTGCTCCCGTGGCAGCGACAGACGTCACGACGTACTTGGCCGTCGCCGGCTCTGCGCTGTCGGTCCACAGGAGTCCGTGCGTTGTTCGGCTGCACGAGTTGTTCTGCTGCGGCGCGTTGATCGCGTTGAATGCCAAGTCGTCGCTGCGTCCTCGGACGTTGAGCCCGCCGAGAGTCCGCAGGACCAGCTCGTTTGCCAGGGCGAAGCGCACGCTGTAGACGCCAGGCTGCAGAACCACTGGCAACCCGTTGAACGTTGCGGTCGATGGCGCGACCGGAGTCACTACGCGCACGAGGTCTTCCTGCTCTAGCCGGTGGTTGACGTTCTCCGCATCTGTTCCGCTGCCGGCGCCGTCGGTGATCACCTGCGTCGAGTAGCGCACTCCGAACTCGCCGTTGGCGTTGTTCGCCGGATACCAAGCCGGATCGAACCCGTCCTCCAACCGCCAGATCTTGCCGTAGTTGGCGAAGGTCAGCGTCTGGCTCAGCGTCGGCGGCGGGCTGACGATCTGGCTGCTGAAAAGCAGCGGCGTCAACGACCACGACTGCGCGCCGACGCGCCGCAGCTCCATCGGCCTCGCATAGGGGCTGGTGATGGTCAGGACGTCGTTGCTCTGCGCGAACCTGATGTCGCGCAGCTGGGTGTCGAGGTAGGTGTGCGGGATGCGCAGCA